CGTGTACGTTCTGCCAAGTTCCGCCGGGTCACAGGCTTCGGAATACGCCACGCCATCCCGCACCACATAGCGTCCGGCATCAGAATAGGTGCGGATAAAGTCTCGACCATTCAAGTCGAAATGTTCCTGTTTGATCATGCTCTCCTCCTTATGCCGCAGTCGCCGTGATGACAATGTCGTTGTGACAGTTATCCACAAACACAACGCCCGTCGCGCTGTCATAAGCGGTGCTTGTAATGTCGGTGCCGCCGCGAGTGACAGTTACGGACGAAAGACTATACCCCGCATCTGCCGTCAAAGTAGTTGTGAACGCCTTCCCAAGCTCTACGCTGGAGGCGTTATTGGAACTGGCACAATGCGTAAGATTTTGCGTAATTGTCATATGCAAAAGCGGATGACCGTCTGCATACTGGTTTTCGTAAATACTTCCCTCGATCTTGGCCCAAGTAACTGTTCCGTACCCATCAAGTACCGACCAGTTTGTCGCTGCCTTATAGTCGAGATCCGTGCCATCGCCGAGATGGTTGTACAACGCTTCTGGAATATAGATCGTGCCGCCCGTGCCGCCTGATTTGAAAGGCGTGTTTTGGAATGCTGCCGATGCCGCTGAACTAAGTGCATGAATTGCGCCGTTTTTCCGCAGAATCAGTGTAGTTAACTTGGAATCATATGCAAAATTTTCGCTGGCAATTGCTCCGAAAACAATGTCAATAACTTCCACATTAGGCGTACGGGCCATTGCGAGTCTTGTATTAGGGCTGCCGATCACAACGGTCTTCAGCTTTGAACAGTTTTGGCAGAAATAGCTCGTGCCCCCGGCTGTGACCAATGGTGCGTAAACAGTAACAAGATTTGTGCAATTGCTGAGGAGTCCCCCCACAGAAGTAAATCTTGTGAGAATGTTCACTTTCGTAATTCCTGTATAGCCTGTTAAAGTGACTTTTGGAACGGTATTGATCGTTATTTCCCCGGTGGGCTCTGTTTTGTTAAGAAAACCGTCTAGACTCCATCCGCCCGCTTCAACATTGACTTCCGCGCTTGCGTATTGTCTAACATCAATTGTTCCATTCTCTGTAATCTCAATTGCACCGGACGGAGAAATATATTCATTAGGAATAGGATTGATTGTTACACGGGAAAGCCCATCATATCCGTTATCCGGAACAACATTTTGAATTGCCTTTGTGGGCGTGGCGGTTTTGCTTTGTAGATTAATCTCTCCACCGCCGCCAGACCATCCGCCGGAAAGCCCGTCAAGAACCTTTTCGCGCCATTTTAAAGTGCTTGTAAGATCATCCTGTATAAAATTAACCCCAAGGGCATTAAGAACGTTTTCACGATATTTCAACGTACTTATAACATCGTCTTCCGTGGCGCTTTCCTCCAAGGCGTTTAATACGCCTAATCTATAATCAACCGTTGACATTTTAAAAACCCCTTCAATAAAGCCATTTATTCCCCACAATGAACTGTTCAAGCGCATAACGCATAGCGTCCATTAAATGGTTAAAATCATCAATCGGAACGTTTAATTTCGTTCCAAACTTGTCCTTATCCCATGTATAGTTTGAAATCTCTGTTAAAAAGTTTGTGCAACGTGGATGAATGATAATTTCCAAGTCTTGAATCCATTGAATACCGTTTGCAATGCTATCTTTGCCCTTCTTAGCGCCTTTAATATGCCGCAAGCCTAAACTTTGTAGTTCGTCAATGCTTTTCGGTTCCGCGCTATCCGCTGTTATATGCTCTTTCGCATATCCCATTGAAGTTATCTTTTCAAAGATTTTTTTATTGCTCAAACCTTTTTCATAGAATTCATCCCAAACATAAAGCTTCTTGTTCTCCAAATCTAAAAAGCCCACAAAAAAAGCGCTTGGATCATTCGTATAACCGAAATCAAGTCCAAACGCGCTTTTGCAATTCTTTACTTCGTCCAAAGAAAAGGCCCGTTCATTCCAATTCTCATAAACAAGCCCGTCAACAATACCCCATCCGCCCAATCCGGCAACGGCATAACGCCGGGGATTGTTCTTCTTCATTGCTTCAAATACTCTTAAATCCGCTTCATCAAGCCATTCATTACACATATAATTTGTGGTCAATGCAAGCGTTTCATTATCTGGATCATCAAAGAACCGCTTCTTCATCCAATGATGTTCATTCCACGGATTAAAAGTAAATGTAATTTGTTTGAATAGCCCTTCCGGAACTTCACCCCGGATAGATTCATCAAGCATATCAAAATCTTCTTCTTTCATGATTTCGTATGCTTCTTCAATCCACATCCAACAAAGGCAACCAACATCAACCGTTATTGAAGTGACTTTCAAGGGATCATCAAGCCCACGGAAATAAATCTTTTGGCCCGTGGGCTTATAAGTGATTTCAAGCGGGCTTTCCTTGCAATCAAACCAATTATCAACGCCCAATCTGTGAATAGCCCATTTAAGTTCTGTGTAACAGCTATCTTTAAGCGTTCTGTAAGTCTTCCGGACAACAAGCAAGTTTGCATCCTTCCACTTCATAATGCCCCAAATATACCATAAAGCGGCGGTTTTGCTTTTCTTGCTTGCGCGGCTTCCTTTAACTACCCGATAACGGCCCCGGAATCCCCAAAACGTTTTATAGCCTTTTCCGACAACATCGGGAAGATTGATTTTTTGATACTTAACATTCAAGTTTCATCAACTCTTATTCTTCTGTCACGGCTGCAACATTCCATCCGTGATTCTGCAAATAAGTAACTTGATCTTCCGTAAGCTCCGCCGTTGTCGTCTGTCCATTGAAAGAAATAACCTTGAACCCGTTAAAATCAAGATGAATTTCCTTGTCCTTGAACCGCTCATTTCTTGTAATCGTGTATTCTGCCATGTTTTTAACCCCTTTCTTTTAATTACATCCCGCCTGTTCAAAAGCCTTTTGCATCTTCGGGAATTGGCAAGCTAACCAATCAACTAAAAATTCATTATCCGAATAATCCCTTAATCCGGCTTCATTAAAAAAAGCATGAATTAATTCATGCCGCATAACTCTTTTATATCTACTTTCCTTTTCCGCTTCCGTTGCGTATTCATCAAGCATTGATTTAAGCGGCGCAATATTAATACATTTACTGTATTCTTTACAACATCCGTCCGCATTGAACTTTATAACTTCCGGATCATCTTTAATCGTGTATTTCGTTCCAAGAACATCAATCTTCAAGTTCTTCGTCCCCCGCAATAACCGGAATGGAAACGTTAATATTCACGTTTTCGGCTACACCCTGCATTTTGGCAAGCTGCGTAATTGCTTTAATTGCATCATCGTTTGACGGGCGCTTTAAAACAATGCCGCCGGATTTTGTTACAACTTCTTCCCGCTGCTCTTGTCGCATGATCCGCGTTAAAATCTCTTGCATTTCCGTAACATCGGCAATTTTCGGCCCTTTGATTTCATCCGCTATTTCTTGAAGCCGCTTTTGAATCTTACTGTTTTTTAACATGCGATTCGCGCCAACCCCGGCGGAATTGTCATTTTTCGCATTATAAGCAATTTTATAACTTTCTGTTGCGTTCCCTGTCTTAGCGTAATGCAAACAGAAAGCTTCTTGTTTTGCGTTCAACATCACGCTTCAACCGCCTTTCTTCACACAAAAAAAGCCCACAACTTTATAAAAAGTTATGGGCTTTTTTCCTGTATTTTTCTGATTATAATATACTACAAAATTAATAGTAAATCAACGTAAATCCGTGTAAACTTGCGTCAACTCATGTATATACTTTTTCAAATTCAAGCAAAGCTAAACCGTGTTTCTTTGCTATTCCTTGTCGTGTATATCCAAGGGCTTCCGCTATTGTGTTCCAATCCTCATATTTGACATATCGCCTAATTAATATTCCGGCGTAATCATCGTTCCCAAGCTCATTTATTTTTCTAATTGCTTCAAGCTTCCGATCCACATATTTATCAATATCGGCGTTTATTTCATCCTGTAAATCTATGATCTTTGCAACATTATCCCCGACTTTATCCCCAGGCCCGGAAGATTGAACATTAATTTCTTTCGTGTGCGCTGTAATTGACAAAAGAAGTTCCCGCAAGCTTTCAACTTCCATTTGTTTATTCTGTATCTTTCGATCAAGCTTCCTTATTTCTTGCAAGTATGCCTTTGCTTGCATTTAATCACCCCTTATTCGAATACCCCCATAGGGTATATCAATTTGCTGTTCAAGATAGAATTCAGTGTTTTCAACGGTTTCCGGTTTTTGTTCAAGTTCTGTTCAAGATGAAAAAACAATCTTGAACACCCTCTAAGCCTTGGTATCACTGGATTTTTATACCCCCTGTTCAAGTTGTTCAAGTTACTTTCCTATATTCTTTATATTTTTATTTTTAGTTTTCTAATATAAAATACTGCTAAAAATATATTTTATAAAAAGAATTGATTTGTTCAAGAACAACTTGAACAAACCCGCAATCCCTTGCGCCCCAACGGTTTCCGCTGTTCAAGTTGTGTGCAATTTGTTCAAGATGAACTTGAACAATAATATTGCTTTGCATATCTCCACAATAACTTATTTCCTAATTCATCGGGAATATCGCTTTCCAACGTGTGAAAGCTTTTTCCACAATTTGTACATTTGCGCCGTCTTACAATTTCGTCCGGCCCTCTTTTTACATCGACAACCTTTGTTTTGTCACAATCGCAATAAGGGCAATTCATTAATGGAAGTCCCCTTTCAAATCGAATTGTTCACCGATGTTAGAAATCACTTCCGCAAGATATTTGCACAAACTTCTTAACCATTCTTCCGATCTACCCAACATAAGACTATCTTGTTCTTCCGGCGTTAAATCTGTAAAGCAAACATTTTCATATCCGGAATCCCTTTTCACCCGGAAGAAACATCCGTCAAGTTCCCGCTGCGCTTTTCCGTGATAGTGTTCCATTTTTTGAACCTCAACTTTCAAAACAAGTTTCAAACAAAATCAAACAATTTTTAAACAAAATTTAGCTTTTTATTAACAAGATTTATCATCTTCATAGCATAAAGAAACAAAGAAAACCAATATTGCAACAATTGCATACATTCCAAAGAAACAAGCCCCGATAATACCAATGATTAAATCAATCATTCTGAACCCCAGCTTCATCATGAACAAAGATTTTGAAATTGCTAATATGAAGATCATCCACATCAAGTGCGCTTTTCAAGACTGTTTCAAAACCTCTTAAATACTCTTTTTGATTTTTCATCATATAATCAATTTCCCAATCTTCAAATTCATCAATAGCCGTAATTTCCACATCATGTGTAACCGTTACTTTTTTCATTTTTTAAACCTCCGTTAAAACAAACAAGAATCAATAAGTTCTTTATTCGCAAGCTGCTTGATCCATTTTTCCGGGATCGCTTCTAAGCCCCATTTAAGGCCCGCTAAAGCCCCTGTAAGGGCTGCAATGGTATCTGTGTCCCCTCCAAGGTTAACGGCCTTTAAAACGGCTTCTACATAGCTTTTAGACGTTCCAAAGCACCAAAGCGCCGCTTCCAACGAATCCACAACATAGCCCGTTGATTTTACTTCGTCCATTGTCCGATTAACAATGTCAACAAAATACAAATCATTGTATCTAAAATTACAATCCGGATCATCAATCAATTTCCGCATAAACCAAACATAATGAACACAACAATTCTGGCTTATTTCGTGTCCATGTGTAAGCCGGGAAAGATTTCTAACATCGTTAACCTTGAATTCCGGAAGAAAAGCAATCGGAAGAATCCGCATTAATGAACCGTTCCCGTTGGATCGTTCATCCGTTCCGCCGCAAAAAATATACTTTTGTTCGCAATCCATATATTTTTCAATTGCGTTCCGTGTTGTTCTTCCAATATCAAAACATTCCCCATGCGGCGTGAATTCGCCCATGTAATACCACTTTGCAAAATTCAACATAACATCTTCAAGATCAAGCTTCCCCTTGTGCTTGATAGATTCACAAGTTGCAAGGATCATACTTGTATCATCCGACCATGTTCCGGCGGGCTGCTTCCACGTTCCACCGCCTACCATTCCCAAGCAATCAAAGCTTCCGCGTTCCTTGAATTCAAAGGGAACGCCCAAAGCATCCCCCACGGCAAAACCATAAACCGCCGCTTTAAGTTTTTCGTTCATCCAACTTTCCTTTCTACAAAAGGCGTATCTACCATTTCGGGCATTTTCAAGCGCATTTGCAGCGCCCAAAGCAAGTTCCAAGCTGCTGCAAGCAAATGATCTTCGTCTTCCTGTCCGTCCATATACTTAGCCAAATGCCGCGCCGCTGAATCACATAAACTATGCGTGGGAA